CGCTTGAGTCTCCGCAGGAGTGGAGCAACTGTCGCTATCGCGAGTGGCACACGGGCCACTTTCACTCACAGGCGGCCGAATGGCAGCGGCCTATTGAGACTCTGCAGGGAGTCATCGTGCGGACGGCCCCCGCGCTAAACCCGCCCGACGATTACCACGCTGTAAACGGGTGGATCGCCAGCCGTCAGGCTATGGAAACCTTCCTGTACGCCTATTCTGGCGGCCTTACAGCCATGCACGTTGCAGGGCCTGCCACATGACCCGCCTGCCCGCCGACTACCTAGCCGACGCTGAGAAGCGTGCCCGCCGCTATATGGGGCAATGGACTGGCACAGCAGGCTCACTTGCAGCGGATGTCATAAGACTCTTGCACGAACGCACTGCCATCCTCACGGAGCTATCAAACATGACGCAGCAGCTTGAAGACGCCAATGCACAAATCCGCAGGGCCATCGAAGTGCGACGCGAGGCAGTCGCTGCCGGCAAGCCGCACGACGAGTGGTACGAGGGGCTAGAGGCAGGATGCTGCGACGGCGGCAAGTGCCACACCAAGACGTTCGACACGGCCACTATGGACGGCTCCGACGAGCCGCCGCAGGAGACGTCGATTCCTGTCGACTGGATTCTGCGAGGCGAGCAGGAGCTGCAGGCCCACGACGACGACATCCGGTGGCCTGGAGACAGTATCGTCAAGTCGCCGCCCGAAGGACTGCGTCCTGGGTCTCGCGAGTTTCTGGCCATCCTTGACGAGCTGCGTGCTTTACACCTGGCCAAAACATTAGACTACGGGGTAGACGAGGACGCACTGTCGAACATCCGCAGCAGTGCCGACGTCGTCAATATGCCGGCGTGGGCCGGGTGCATCCTTCGCATCTCGGACAAGATGCACAGGCTCAAGGCGTTTTTCCGGCGTGGTAAATGCGAGTTTGACGGCGTCGAGGACACGCTGAAAGACATCGCCTGCTATGCGGCCATCGCCCTGGTGCTGCACCGCGAGAAGACGACGCCATAAGCCCATAGTTCCAGCATCCCGCCGCCCTAGTCTGGCGGCATGGCTACGACGCTCACCGACACGCTGACCGGCTGGGTCCGCACCATCTTTCAGATTAGCCGCGTCAACGGCCAGGACGTGGGCTCAATCTCTGCGGCGCAGAACTACTCCAAGAGCTACGAGATCGGCGACGGCGCCACGGCCGGCAAGGCCGACCTTGTGTTCTCTGACACGCGGACGATCCCAGCAAACACGTCCGAGGTGCTCGACCTCCTGGACCTGACGCAACAGACGTTCGGCGTGGCCGTGCCGTTCGTCTTCAACCAGGTCCGCATGGTCCGGGTGCTGAATAACGAGACGGTCGCGGGCCGGCGCGTGCTGATTGGCTCGGCACCTGGCAACCCGACTGGCGTGTACGCCGCGAGCGTCGGCCCGGCCAGCGAGTGGCACGCCATCAACTATTCAGACTCGTGGGTCGTCACGTCTGCCAATCGCAACCTGCAGATCACGAATCCCAACGCCGCAGCGATTAGCTACACGATTTTCATTCTCGGCACTTCCACCGCAGCGGGGGCGTGATGGCAGCCACATTTTCGCTGACTTCGACCCTGCGCGTCACTCCCCGCTGGGTGGATGCCTTGGACGTAATTGAAGTCGTCGACACGGTCTCTCCGTCGCTGACGTTTACCCTGACCAACGGCACCGGCGCCGGCCAGGCCAACGGCTACTGGAAAGGCGTCGTCTCGATCACGGCGAACCAGACGACGTCAATCGACCTGCGTGCGTTGCCGCTGTCCGTGTTCGGCGGCACTGGCACTCTGTCTCTCGCCAGCGTCAAGGCGCTGCTGGTCGTCAACAAGTCGGCTACGGCGGCCGTGACGCTCGGAGGAAGCGTGACTGACCGCTGGGCAGGCCGGTCGGCCGACTCCGAGACGATTGGCCCCTCTGGCGTGTTGTACGCCGTCAACGGCACGGGGTGGGCCACGTCAGCCTCGAGCAAGGTGCTGACGTTCACCGCAGCCGCAAACGCCACATGCGACCTCTACCTGGCAGGAGTTAAGTCATGATTTCTGAAGCCCCTCTGAGCGCGGCCGCCGCGTTCGACAACTTGTCCGAGCAGGTCAAGGCATACATCGCGACGGCCAAGCTTGCCGCGTCGGACGGTCTCAATTGGTCTGAGTTTGGCGAGCTGCTGACGGCCCTCATGCGGCTGGCAGTCGCAACGCTCGACGACATCGCCACCATGACCGGCGCCGAGAAAAAGGATCTGGCGCTGGTCGCTGCTGCGGCGCTCTTCGACACGGTGGCCGACCGCTGCGTACCGCTGGTGGCGTGGCCGGTCTACATCATCGCCCGTCCGGCCATCCGGGCGCTCGTGCTGGCGCTCGCCGGTGGCGTGATTGAATCTCTTCTCCCGATGGTGAGGTCCAAGTGATTACTGCTGCGTTTCTTGCATGTGCTGCGTGGCTGTTCTTTGGTCAGGCCGCGACCGACCGCGCCAAAGCGTGGCTGGCCACCAAGCCCTTCGCTGGCGTCGCCCCGAAGCATGTCGCCGCTGCCGGCCTACTCCTGGCTGCGGTAGTCAGTTACGCGGGGCGTGGTCAATCTCCGGCCCCCGCCCCTGCGCCTGTGCCCCCCGACGCCTTTTCTCTGCGTGGCAAGTTCGTCGGCCCGTCGGCGGCAACCGATGCTGCGATGTTCGCCGCGCTCCTCGGCGAGCTCGCCGACTGCCTTGAGCAGGACGGTCAGCGCAAGGATGGGCCAAGGCTGCGGACGGGCGTGGCGTTTGACGACTTGCGGATCGCGGCTCGCGAGGCGCGGATGCGTGGCGAGAGTCTGGGCGCCAGACAGCCTGCAGTGCGCGACGCTGTGCATGGCTTCCTTGACCAGGCCGTCGGCACCAGCGGCGGCCCGGTGACGCCTGAAAGCCGCAAGGCATGGGTGCAGGCGTACCGCGACCTGTCGCAGGCGTGCGAGGAGGCCATTAAGTGAGCCGCGTCCAACGCTGGTCATGGTCTGCCGTCGCATTTGTCGTCGTGGCGTCCGTGCTCGGCGCCTTGGCGGAGCGCATCACTAATCGGGCAGTCGATGCCGTTGAGCGGTACGGCTACACGCCAGACCCGGCCGGGACGAGAGCGTTCTTGGCGACGCTCGGCAACGAGAAGTTTTTCAGTCAGGCCGGCGCCGACGCGATGGACAAGGCCCGTGGCGTCGATACGTTTCTCTACCGCTACATGGACCGCGCCCACCAGGCCCGCTACGGCAAACCGTTCGTCGTCGGCCGGCAGGCGATAGGCGACTGCGTCTCGTGGGGTGCGATGCACGCCGTGTATTGCCAGGACGCCGTCGCCTGGGCTATCGGCAAACTGCCGGAGCCACCACTGATGCCGGCTACGGAGGCCATCTACGGCGGAGCTCGAGTCGAGGCGCGTGGCAAGCCTGGAGACGGTGCCCAGCCGTACGGCGGATTCAGCGATGGTGCTACGGGCTACGGCGCCGCCAAGTTCCTGCGCGACTTTGGCGTGATCTACCGCGAGACGGTCAACGGCTACGACCTGACCACCTACAGCGGCGAGCGAGCCAAGCAATGGGGCGCGTATGGCTGCGGTGGACCAGGTGATAAGGGCGTCATGGACACGCTTGCGAAGCGGCACCCGTGCAAGTACGTGGTCGCCGTCCGCACCTGGGACGAGCTTGCTGCCGCAATCGAATCCGGCTACCCGGTGACGCTGGCAAGCTCGCAGGGTTTCCAGTCCACGCGCAACAAGGACGGTATCGCCGAGGCCGGCGGCGTCTGGATGCACCAGATGGTGGCGATTTCAGTGCGCCACCGAAAGAACGGGTCGCCTGACGATTGCGTACTGGTGCTCAATAGCTGGGGGCCGAATTGGATTGGGCCAAAGGAAAACCGGTGGCCCGCCGACCAGCCCGATGGCTCGTTCTGGGCGCGCCGCAGCGTTGTAGAGCGGATGCTCGAGGACGCCTGGGCGATCGGCGACACCGACGGCTTCCGCTATCGGGACCTGGACCATGGCGGCTGGATGCAGCCGGCCAAGCAAAAACAACCGCAGCCGGCGACGGTCGCCGGTGCACTGGCTCTCTAGGAGTGCTCGATGTTCTCGATTCTCACATGGGCGATTTTCGGGTCGATCGTCGGAGGCATCGCGAAGGCGCTGATGCCCGGCAAGGTGAACGAGGGCTGGCTGCCGGCAATCGGCCTAGGCGTGGCTGGTAGCGTGCTCGGCGGTCTGCCGTTTGGCGAAGGTCCGGCCGGGTTTGTTGGCTCGGTCGTCGGTGCCGTCGCCCTGGTCTACGCCCTGGAATGGTGGAGGGCGAGCAATGTCTGAGGCTGTTGCCACCCCCATGCCGCCGGAGGTCGCTCGCCGGCAACGTGATATTCGGATTCTCGTCCTGGCAGGCGTCGTCGGGCTGGCTCTCGGATGGTGGGCGGCCACGTCGCCGTCTTCGCCAATCAAGCCCAAGCCCGAAAGGCCGGTGCTCAAATTTCTAATTCGCGTCGCGAAGTTTGGGTTGTGGGCGATGATGTTTGTCGAGCCGCCTCCGCCGGAAACGCAGCAATTCGTGCACGCTCGCGTAGACGAGGACGGCCACAGGGTGCTCAATCATCGTGAGGGCTGGTGATATGTGGCGCACGATTCTGGCCTGGCTAACGTGGCTGTCCGCTGACCCTGCGGAGATGAGCCTGGAGGCCCCCAGAGCCTCTGCGGCAGTCTCGGTGGCCTACGCCACATTCGCCACCGAGCAGGCGCCACAGCCCAAGCCAGAGCCCCCCAAGCCAGGCTGCTGCACTGACTGCGGCGGGCGTGGCTATATCGTCCACGGCGACGGACACCGTACGCCGTGCCCTTGCCCGGCGTCATGCCGGTGCAAGGCCCCTGCTGTGCCGCCTGCGACTGTCTCACCGTCGACGCCTGCGGGCACGAGGTGACTCGTGGGCGGCACAGCGGCGGCTCGTGAGGCCGTGCACGAG